GTTGCAGACTACTTGTCTGACATAATGCTTAAATTGAAAGAGTTCCCACATCTAAAGAAGGACATCAGACCTCTCACTGAGATGGAAAATGTCTGTGGTATCGATGGAAAGAAGTTTATTGACAAAATTCCACCAAATACTTCAGTCGGATATCCACTAGGAGGCCCTAAGAGAGACTATCTCACGGATTTGAACCCGGATGATTATCCAGGTTTCGCTTGTCCGAGAGAACTAGATCCTATCTTCTGGGAGGAGATGAAACGATGTGAAGACACATGGTCTCTAGGGGAAAGAGTTTATCCCGTGTTCAAAGGATGCTTGAAAGATGAGCCTACTAAACTGACCAAAGACAAGGTTAGAGTATTTCAGGCTGCACCTATTGCATTGCAACTCGCTGTGCGCAAGTATTTCTTGCCTGTAGCACGGATGTTTTCGCTTTTCCCTCTGATCTCAGAGTGTGCTGTGGGTGTAAATGCTCATGGCCCTGAATGGGGTCAGTTGGCTGATCACATGAGGAAATACGGTGAAGATCGTATCCTTGCTGGTGACTATAAGACCTATGATCTACGAATGCCCGCTCAATTAACTTTGATGGCTTTTAAGATTATGATCGATGTCGCCAGGGAATGTGGTTACGATGCTCGGAGTTTGGCGATCATGGAAAGTATTGCGACAGAAATCGCTTACCCATGTGTTGCCTACAATGGAGATTTGTTGACACTGATTGGATCTAACCCTTCGGGGCAGAACATGACAGTGTATGTCAATTCTATCGACAACAGTCTTTTGTTGCGGTGTGCATATTATTCCATTCTTGGATTGAATGCCCCCGCATATAGATCTGTGTGTGGTATGATGACTTATGGTGATGACTTCAAAGGATCTGTTAAACCAGGTTTCGATGAATATAATCACGTCTCCGTTGCGAAGTGGATGGCTGATCATGATATTATCCTGACAATGCCAGACAAAACTTCAACTCCAATTCCCTTTATGCATGATTCTGCCGCAGATTTTCTGAAGCGGAAAAATGTGTATGCACCCAAGTTGGACCGTACTGTGGC